GCCGGTTGCTGCAGCGGGCGCTGGGTTCTGGTTCGTTTGCGTGTTCGGGTCGGTCATGGTCAGTCTCCTTTGGGTTGCGGATTATTTGTTTTTCTTGGAACGGGATTTTTTTTCGCCAGGCGGGGGCAGGTCACGGCCCGACTGGATCATCATCGCCAGATAGATCATGAAACCGTTCTGGCCGTGCCGCTCGAGGAAATAGGGCATGGCCTGTTCAGGTGTCGATCCCTGCAGCGTCATGAACATGCCGCGGCGCAGGCTTTGATCGAGCAAATCCTGCAGCACCGCTTCAGCATCTTGCGGGCTGCCGTGACCGTTAAACAGCCTTGCGTAGCTGCGTTTCAACGTATCCCCAGGACGCTCTGCCGCGGTAGCCAGGTACTTGCCGGCTTCGGTGTTTTTGAGAGCATCGAAGCCGCCTTTCATCGTTGAGCTGCCCAGCAGCTCATTCAGATCAGTCGGCACGTTTGGCAAAAATCCTGTGCCGATATTTTTTCCCAGTACATTCATGATGGTCGTTTCTCCTTTTATGGGTTTGCGGTTTTAGTTTATTTAGGCCGGCTGCATGCCCCCCATGCCACCAGCTGCCTGCGCGGTATCCATGCCGGCAGCCGCTTGCATAGCGGCCATATCCTCCATTTTCTTTCTTTCTGCGGCGCGCTCGGTCACATCACGGATCAGGTCATTCGGCACGCCGATCTGCCCGCCGATCCAGACCAGGATTTCCTCCAGCTTGGCGACCAACGCCGTCAGCTGCGGCCCGCCGATCGTCTGGCAGATTTCAATCCACCGCACGACCTTTTCGACCAGCGACAGCTGCTGCGCCTGCGCAAGCGGAGAATTGACCTGCACACGCAGCGCAAAGTTATCAATCTTCACTTTCGGGATCATCCCGCGCCGGCCCAGCACATCGGCAACACGGCGCACCAGCGCGACCAATGCGGATGTCAAGCGGCCAACGGCACCCCCGAAGTCACTTGTCAGCACACGCATACGCTCGATGATTTCTGTCGCGCTGCGGCGCGTACCGTCCGCAGGCGGCAGCGACTGGTCGGACAGCGATTGACGAATGCCGGTGCGCAGATCGGCCAGAATAAACTGGCTCAAATCAAAATCACGGCCGACCGGAAGCGGTGTCATCGACGCCCCCATCGATCCGCCAGTCGATTTAACAGGGATCATGCCACCCGGGATAATCTGGATGGTATCGGGGTTCACCACGCCATCGTCTTGCACCAGATACATGCCGGCAAGGGCAAGGGCTGCGTTCTTCAGCTGGAACTCGACAACCTTGTTTGCGGTGCGAATATCGGGCAGCGACAACAGCACGGGCCCCGGGCCGTATTCGCAGCCGGGTATCTTAGACCACGGAAACAAAATCCACGGGCAAGTGTCATGTTCTTGCATAACCAGCTGATGAGGATCATCGCCTTTTTTACGATAGAAAACGCGATACACCCATTTTCCGCTTTTATGATCCAGCTCTGTCACTTCCATCAGCTCGACGGCTTTATTGGATTTTTTGTTATCCTTCAGCATTTCCAGCAGCTCGTCGTTGAGCTTCGCCGTCGGCCATAGACGTTTGATGTTGCGCGGCTTCACGCGCGGCCGGCGGAAGATGGCGGCAGGCGCGCCATCCGGCCCGTCTTCGACGGATATTTCCGCCTGACTGGCCGTGATAAAAATTAGCGGCTCTGTATCGTTATGCACGTTCTCCAGCACCAGCATCGCGCCCAGACCGCTCACCAGCATGTCCAGAAAAGCTTCCCAAATCGAATTGATGAATTTATCCGATTTAAAAACCATGACGATGATCTGCTGTATCTGAAACAGCGTCTTTGCAAGCTCGGCTTCCTGCGCCTTCGACATGCGCATCGACAGGACAGGGCCCGGCTTGATTTCAACCCACGACTGATCAGGCGGCACAAGGTCGGTCAAAAGACGGTTCGCCGTGCGAAACGTCGAAATCATGGCCGTGCTGTCGAACAGGTTCGGCATCGGTATCGGCCCGCCGTCCGTAACCTCCGCATAGGGATTTCGCCACGGGCAGGCCATCTCATAGGCTTCCTGCAAAATCGATCGCCAAAGCTGACGACGATTGTGCGCCTCGTCTCCGCGCCAGCAAATCTCACTGGCCTCGCTTTCCTTTTACTTTTCCGCTGTTGCCGCTTGCGCCATCGTGTTAACCCCCCAAAGTTGTTTTCAGACCGGACACCGGCCCGCTGTATGCAAGGCCTGCGCCGCCACGCCGGCGGGCAGCCACGGCACGACGCTGCACCGCTTCCTGCCGCGACAGCTCTGTTTCGCGCTCGTCTTCACGCAGCCGGGCACGTTTCTGTTGCGCCTCCTGCAATGCCATGAGTTTTTTTTGCTGCCCGGATGCACCCGAGCCGCCAAAAAGTTTCGCAATACCGCCCATTAGATTTTTCCTCCCTTGTAAACGTACATGTCCAGATCTTGCCCCTTTGCACCCATGCGTTTCAGGCGTGCCTCGAAATCAAACCCAGCGGCCTCCGCATATCTGCACACGCCATGTCGGGCGGGATCGACAAGCATGTGCAGACGGTGCAATTTCAAAACCTGCATCATCATCGGCAGGCCGGCACGCTGCTGCCGCAGAATGGTGCGGAAGTCTTTTTCAAAACCCTTGCCAGTAACCATCCAGACCCCGCCGACCCCCGCCGCATGCGCAACGCCGCAAATGACAGAAGCCTGCACGATCGACGGCAGCGCAAAGGACGGATAATTCATGATCTGATATTCCAGCCGCGCGCGGTTGTCCGGATCGGACAGCAGAAAGCTATCTTCATCCGTCCGCGGTTCAAGCTGGGCCAGCGCCTGCAGATTTGCTTTGCTCATACCTTCACATTCACCTTTGCCACACGCATACCGCCGCCGGTTACTGGACGCGCACGACGTGCGCGACCGACAGCCTCTTCATATCCGCCCTCATCAAGCGCACCGTATTGCAGCGCATCTTGCACGTCCGAGATCGGGAATTTTTTCACCGGCACATCTTCATGCTCTTCCGTGCCTTTTTTGCGCTTGAACTTGTAATGCGCAGCCAGACCTTTTCGCAGCACCGAGCAGCTGCTGCTGATTAAAATCCCGGGCTGTCCGTCATCAACGCTGGTTTTAAATTTCACGCGCACGGCATCGAGGCGAACTTCGATGCTGTTGGTCGCGGCCGCCGTGATGCGGTCCCGCCCGGCCCATCCCATCAGCCGGTTCATTTTGTCGATCCAGCTTTCCTCTTCGTCGCCGTTTGGCGATGCGCCGGCAGGGTCGCACTTTCCGCCGACGATGCGGACGCCGGTATATTTTTTTGACCCGGCCAGCTTTTTAAGTGCAGCCGCCAGACCTTTCGATCCAGTCTCCGAATATAGCTCGTCCAGCACGCGCAGCTGGCCGTTTGGCATTGTCTGGCGCAGCACGGCCGCAGGGCGCAATCCCTGATCGAAATCGACAAATACCGTGATACCGCGCACCGGTTCCAGCTCTTCGCCGGCACAGTGAAAGCTATCGCGATATTCCGCATAGACAGGCTTGCCGTCACGGGTGAAGCCGTATTCGTTGTCGATGTTCCGGCGCACAAGGTCATCGCGGCCGCGGGCGAGGAGCTGCCTGCGCATGCCTTCATAACCTTCACGCGTTGCATGCTTTCTATTTTCAGCGTTCGGATCAAGACCGCCAGGCTGCCGGAAAAATGCATACCCCTCCGGCTTGTTCTCTTCCTTCAGCTTGTAAAGATAATTTTCTACGTCAGGCGCGTTGTAGTCGATGTTGACTTGCTTGATGCACATCTCCGGATCAACGTGCGCGCCGCCAGGATAGCGGCCCTGCGCCACGCGGATCACGCCATTGTCGAGAACATCAGGCGACAGCGTATCGCCTTCGTTAAGGTTCAGCAGGTTGAATTCTTTCCCTTTGAAAAGCTCTTCGACGTTTTGCTCGCCCAGCGCCTCGAATTCGGCCTGCAGATCGACGATTGATGCATCGGCCAGCTGAAAGCGGATATGATGAAACCCAGGCTGGTTAAGGCCGCCTGTCCACTTACCGATTTTTTTCGGCACCCATTTCCACCAGCTCGGGATCGTAGTGCCGTACAGCTGGCGGAATGTCTCCCGTACAAAAAGCGCTTTGGTATAACGCACACCATCCAGCTTGCTGCGCGGCTGCCGTGCAGCCAGCTGGATCGTTTTCATCACAAGGCACGATGTCTTCGCAGATCCGACTGGCCCCATGATTGCATTGACCGGTGCCATGCTCTGCATGAAAGCATCACCGACAGGGCCGGGCGGCTCGAAATTCAAATTCAGCATGCTCATGCGCGTCCTGCCCCGGCCCCGTAACCCGGCCACCAAAATTTTTCGCCCGACCCCCGCACCCCGAGCGCGGCCGCAAGACTTACGCGCCCCATGCCCCGCGGCAGGCTCACGACCTCGCCGGCAAAAAGGGGGGCGCGATTTTTCGGTTTTTTTAAAATAACGATGCCCCCACCCC